CATTGGTACAAGGGTATTCTCAAATCAGAGATAGAACCTTTTATTTCTTTTTTAAGGGCGATAAAGCACCATTACTACCCTATGTAAACCGTTGGCCTAACGAAAGAATTGAAACAGTAATCACCTCTGGGCCTCGATCTGAAGCCGATCCAATGAATTATATTCCAAATGAACATATCCCATCACAGCTTCCCTTCTATAGATACATACTAGAAGAGCTTCATGGTGGTATAACTCATAAAGAATTTTATGATACTTTAGAACATTCAAACAATTGTTTTGACTATATTGAAGAATATGATTCCTACGATAACCTTTTGCCATGGTTAAAAGAACAAGGTCACCCAAGGCATTATGGAATTATTGATAGAATGAATAAGAAAATAAAGTCAGGTGGTAATGTAATGAGAAGAACAACCACATGGGCTAAGAATTATATTGGAGCTTTTGTTGGTCATTTACCAGTTCAAACCTGCCATCCATACGAAGATAGATATTTAACTGTCAGAGAATCAATGAGAATCATGCATTTGCCTGAAGATTTCAATCTCATAAATAATAGTATCAACCATATATGTCAAAATGTGCCAGTGAAAACAGCTGAAGATATGGTTGAGAATCTACTCATGTATTTCGACAATAGAGTTGACTTGATTGATACACCCTACCTACTCATTGATAACAAAAAAAGAACATACGAATTTGAAAAAAACAGTTTACAATTGACTGATTTTATGATATAATATACATATTATGCAAAAAACTATAGGAGTGAATATATGCCAAGTGTAGATTTAAGACCTAGGAAAAGACATCCTAGGGATAAAAGGCCTGCAAAGCCTATGCCATTTGATGTGGCACTGAGAAAATTTAAGAAACAAGTTG